AAAACATTCCAGTGGCTACAAACTGGAAAGCATCAATTCAAGTCACTTATCATCGATTCTATCTCTGAACTTCAAGTGAAGTGCATGGATTCAATTGCCGGTACCGAACAGATGAAGATGCAACAATGGGGCGAGTTACTTCGTCACATGGGCGCGCTATTGCGTGATCTACGTGACCTTACAATGCACCCTACACAACCGCTTGAAGCCGTTGTACTAACAGCGATGGCACGTCCTGGACAAGATGGTCGCATGCGACCATACCTACAGGGTCAACTTGCAATTCAAGCTCCATACTTCTATGACATTCTTGGCGCGATAAACGTCGAGACTATGCCTAATCCAGATCCACTACAGGCACCATACAAAGTACGTCGTATGTACGTAGAACGCACAGACGAGTACGAGGCAGGCGAGCGAGTACAAGGTCGACTTGGAAAGATCGTTGAACAAGAAAACCTTGGAATCGAACGCATGCTTGACATGATCTTCGGTCCAAAAGCAGCACCAACAACTACAACTAAGTCAGGAGACAAATAACAGATGAGTACACTCAACTGGGGCGATCTTGTTAAAGACGCCGGTGAAACAGGTAGTTTCGAACCACTACCAGATGGTGACTACGATCTAGTAGTACTAGAGGCAGTCGCAAAGGTCTCGCAATCAGGCAAGACCATGTTCGCTGTTAAGGCGCAGGTACAAAACGGTGCGCACGCAAAGCGTCTTGTTTGGGATAACTTAGTAGTTACACCAGACAGTCCTGCTGCTCTCGGAATGTTCTTCCGCAAGATGGGAGCTCTCGGTCTTGGCCGCGAGTTCTTTGCAACAAATCCTTCCAACGCTGCTATCGAACAAGCAGCTAAGGGTCGTTCATTTCGTGCACAGGTTGGCTCACGCACATGGCAAGGCCAAAAGAAGAACGAAATTAAGATGTACTACACCGCAACAGCGGGATCAGTTCCAACAGCAGCACCTGTAGCAGCAGCACCTGCTCCTGCACCGGCACCTGCACCAGCCGCGGCACCTGCACCAGAAGTTGCAGCTGCACCACCGGCTGCTCCATTCTAGTCGACTAAGTAAGTCTGGTTTATCACCTGTTCCTGGTACAGTGAATAGGTGATATCCCAAATCTACTTAGAAAGGTAGTGGAGCGTGAAGGTACTGATGAGTGGTTTTACCGCGTTGCAAATCAACTCGGAAAAACGCACGATACAAAAAATTGACGTGCCTGCTTCTATCGCAAAGGCTCTACGCGAGGCAGGTCACGACGTTGACTGGCGAAAGATAGCTCCAGGTGAAGACCTATCAGGTTATGACGTGTTATGGATTAACCTTGCTCCTCTTAACTCTCTTAACGGACGCCAAGGTGCGATGGGCGCGCTGTACGCTTTATCATCCGGTATTCCTTGCGTAGGATTCTTTGATGACTGGCAGTTTAACACCGTGTTTAACGGTGCACGCGCCTTAATTCGTAAACCTGCTATGTTGTATAAGCATCTTCTTGTGGGGACAGAACATCGCGGTGACGAGGGCGCAACTTACTTTAGCCGTGCAGATATTGAGGCAGCGCTTGAACGTGTCCGAGAGGCAAACCCAGCGGCCGCTAAGAAGTGTTATATAGAACGTTATTACATGATGGACACCGATGAAAACGTTCAGCCTTATGAAAAACGTCTTGTTGAGGCCGCACGGGATCTACTTGCAGATCGTTGGACAGCAGGCATGGTTCCGGTATGCCCTATGTACTCGTTCGGTGACAGATCAATCGTGCGTAAGCGTATGCCTGATGAGGTAGGACCTATCGAAGCTCTTGACCCAACGTCGACAGTGATGCCTACACTTTCTCCCGTTACCGCGTTACCTCCGCAGGCAAAGAAAAAAGCGTGGGTGCTTGGAGCTCTTATGCCTCACGATACATGGCTTGAAAAGAAAAATCTTAGCTGGCCTGTCGAGATAGTTGGAAGTCGTAAGCTTATTAAAAAACTTGGCGGACAGCGTTTTGACACAGAGCAGGACGTTCTTGAGTTTTATAACAACCACTGGGGAATTCTTTCTCCACCGTATCCGCACGCTGGATCCGGCTGGTGGCGCAGTCGTTTTCTATACGCGGCGCACGTTGGCTCTATCCTAGTTACCGATAAGGGTGAGGGTGATCCACTTGGCGATGCGTATAAACTTAAGATCAGCGACGTTGAAGGCATGACAGACTCGCAACTGCACGAGGCAGCGATGGCGCAACGCGCCGCGCTTGCACCTTATCTTCCAGAGTACTCCGCGTTTGTTGAACACTGCGACCGTATCGTTAAACGTGCGCTTGCAGAGGACAAGGGACTTGAACGAAAGAATGACGGTACGCTTGCATGAGTAAAATTCTTATCACGGGTATGTCCGCGCCACATGCATCACCGGAGGCAAATCACAGATCACTGTCGTTTGCAGGTACTATTAAACTCGTACTTGAAGGTCAAGGTCATATAGTTGATCAGATTGATCCGGAGGTATCCTGGAACACAAAGGACCTGGATATGTACGACAACGTTCTCGTCGGTATCAGCCCTCTTACAAGTCTAAGCGCAAATAGAATCTACGGCGCGTTAAGCGTTATAGATGTTCTTCTTGAGTCCGATAAGCTACTACTTTTCTTTGATGCGGCTGATCCGATACGTATTACGTCAAGTATCCGCGCGATGGTTAAGACTCCTGATAACCTTACAAAACCTTTTTACTCGTACCGTAAGGGGTATAACAACGCATCTCAACCGAACATGCTTCAAAATCTTATCGACGTCGTCGAGCATCTTGCGAACGAAAAGTGGCCAACAACACTCTTTCCATCACTTCCCTGGACAAACCTAGACAAGGTTGCAGCGCAACTTCCGTCAAACGCACCGGATGACTTACTTCCTATAAACTTAGATTCATATCTAATATCAACGCAGGATGTACTTGACGTTGACCGACGTGAAAAGTGGGTAGTAGAGAACTATGCCACGTCGTGGGTTAAGTCAACTACCGCAACACTTCAGGCACCCACCGTTCCGATGAAGTGGCACAAGGGTTGGACCGACGCACAGGTACACGAACAGATCTCTAAGGGGATCGGAGCTCTTATTAGTCCGCACTCGCAGGGAACATGGTGGTCGTACAGATTTGCACAGTGCCTATCCGCGCTTACTCCTATCGCTACCGACTGGCGTGAAAGCGGTCTACTTGGCAGTGACTGGTCGTACCTTGCCTCGAAAATAGAAGGAATGACACAGGAAGAAAGAAATAATCTTGCACGTGAACAACGTAACGCCTACATCGATGCAGTTCCATCCCGCAGAGACGCGGCAGTTGCACTAACTGACGCACTACAACTACACGTAAGAAAAGGATAATCATGGCTGAATTATTTAACGAGTGGCTTACGCGTACACGTATGCTACAGGAAAACGTATACGGTATGGACTACAGTAAGTACGAAGGTTCAGATCCGGACTCGATAAATAACCTTATCGAGTACATGCGCTGGAATATGCTAGCCATTGATGACGAGCTTGCGGAGATGCGTCAGGCAATCTCGTGGAAGCCTTGGCAACACGATAAACCGTACGCCGATAAGGAAGAGATCATCAAGGAGGCGGTTGACGTTCTACACTTTGTCGCAAACATAATCTGTGCGGCAGGCGGAACTGACGAGGTTCTTGACAGGTACTACATTGAAAAAATGGAAAAGAACAAACAACGACAACTAAAGGGATATAACGTAAAGGACGTCGGCGTCAAGTGTGCGCTGTGTTCACGCGCTATCGATGACGTTGGCGTTGGTACAAGCGAGGAACTATGCGCAAAGTGCGCTCCGAAAGAGGTGAACTAAATGCCAGAGATAAATGAAGAATGGATCCGCTACCAGATGCAGGAAGCTAAGGTTAAGGTTGGCGTTGGAAACGCGCTGCTAAAACTTCTTGGTACGTGGGAAACATTAAATATATCAGTACCACAACAAAAGGAGGTAGTTGCCCTGTTTAACAGTATCTCACTAGGACACTCTATTCTTCCTGAAAAGCCAGACGAGGTCTGGGTTGATGCACAGCCTGGTTCTATTATCGTCGCGGACGAGGTTCGCGTTAAGGCAGATGCCTATGACGGATCAACGGGTGCGATACACAACGGACGGCGCGGACGCGTTGTAGCTGTTCGCTACGGAGATATTATCTTTAAGTCCGAGGACGGCAAGGAACCACTTCTTGACGGCGCGCACTACTCTCCTCATCAACTACAGAAGCGTGTTCGTTAATGAGATCTACAGTCGAATTCTCCGTTGTAGGAGACACCATAGAAGATGTTCTTAGTCTTGCGACAGGCAGGTGGAGAACAATCACAGGAGACATAGACGCGGATCTACCAAGTGATACCGAACTTCACATGCGTGGAGAAAATGAAAAGATGACAGCGTTATTTACCATCCGTGCAAAGATTGAAGGTAAGAAATGATGAGTGAAAATACAGACGTAACGTACCGCGTTGAGGCACTTCGTGAGGCAGCGCGTATCATCTCCGGCGAGCGTGACTCGCAGTATGGTGGACCTGAGGAAAACTTCGAGCGCA